TTTTTTTTATTCGCTTGGTGTGAAGTTATGATTACGCATGTAATCGACGATTTTATAGGTCGTTCTTCGTGTGATATATTGATTGATATACGCTCTTGTCATACCTGCCATATTAGCAGATAAGTAGAACTGAGTGGATAGTCCAATCAATACATTTTGCACAATCTCTTTTTGAAATTCTTCGAAATTAGTTATGACTTGTAAATCTTGTGTCATCATAGGGGCTTCGACAACCGATATGAATTCGATATCCACAAGCATATTCATTTCATCAATAATAGAAGTAATTGTTTTCTGTTGAATGGGAATGGGAGGGTTCATTTGACGTTCTAATGTTTCACGTCGTATACTCCAATCCTTATATATAATTCGGCATCCGAGTATAATGATAATGAGCATCATTATAAGAATGCTAATATACTGAATATTCTCCCATGTGATAATACCAACTTCCATGATATCCTCCTAATAGTAATTAACGATATGACCAATTGACCATATTTTTTTCTAAGTCAAAGATATTAGAATCATGACTTTTAAACTTCTTACTTAAATCAATATATTCATTGATTTTAGCTTTATATTTATCTAATCCATCAGGATATGATTTTAAGAATGCGTTAACATCTCCGATACCTTGGTTTAGATTAATGAACAATTCGCCGCTATCAACCAATTGATGGACTGTTTTGGATAGCATAACAACTTGAACGTGTTCTTTATAATGCTCATCAAGTACAATCTTAGCGATTTTGAATGTATTAACTGTCTCACCATTGTTTAATAGATGATCAGTCACAATGGCACAATAATCAAATAATGTCAACATAGGACCATGATGCATTTCAATCGTCGCATCGAAACGTGTGATGTTACCTAATACTTGACAATGTTCCATTTTGAGTTCTCGTATAGCATCAACAAAGTTACCATAGTCTGGATGTTTACGAATTGCTCGTTCACAACCTTTAATAAAACCTACGTAATTTTCTAGGTTCATAAAGTAATATTTATCTTTGTTGAAGGATATATCAAATTCAGCAGCTGGAGAAGCTACTGTTTTATTCGGATCGTGTAAATAATTTACATTTCCCATAGTATATCTCCTTTCATTGTGTATTTGATTAGATTAATACATTGTGCTGAGCCCTTAGTATATAATAGTCTGGTTTACAAGCAACTATATACATTTCGTGATTCAAAAAGGAGTAAACTATGAACACTAATAAAGAAGAACGAATTACCATAGATAAGAATACGAACTTTATCTCCTTGAGCATGATTCAAGGCAAGATTCCATTACGAAGTATTCTCCAATTTAAAGACCGTTGGAACTGGAACTTACTATCCAGATACCAACCATTCAATATTATTGAAATGCCATATATTGACGATTGTGTGAACTTCAAAGAGTTATTTAAAGAACATCCATTTGATATTATGATAGCTCGTAAATATGCCGATTACTTAGATTGGTATCATATCTCTGAAAATTGTGATATGGATGTAGATGATATGATTCAGTTTAAAGAATATATCAATTGGGATTATGCACGTCCCAGTCAAAATGTATTTAGACATGGGACAACTGGACAAATTCGTTCATTGGCAGATAAGTTAGATTGGCATTACTTTGAGGATAACACTCTTAAATATGACATGTATTTCTTGAACGAATTTAAAGAAGAAATTCCTTGGTGGAACGTGGCTTATGTGAAACGATGGAATCGTCAGTTCGTATATCGTTTCGCCGATGTATTACCATGGCGTCTCATTACAATAGCCCATCCAGAGTTAATGACAGAAGATGCATTTGTTGCTGGGGCTAGATGGTTACTTATTGATACTGATGGTCCTAATGGTGAAGCTAATGGTATTTATAAATTGATCAATAATTATAATGATGAAGTGATTATCAATTGTATGGAATATATTGATGGTTTCACACATTTGGGTATTAAAGCATTTGCTGGATTACCATACGTAACCCAATTACTCGCTAGAGTTAGTATGAATGACGATGGCTATCTCATTGAGCGTGTAGCACAAACACTAGATGATATTTTAGTGAATAACTATCGTTTAGATGAATCATTTTTACAAGTCATCGAAGAGGTTATTAAAATTGCATTGCATGTAGATGAATTACATGAGGGAATGGAACTATTTTCTATTGAAACATCTCTCCTCAGATATGCCTACAACCTATCTCCGAATAAGAAAATTGTAGATTTCATCAAACGAGTAACTGGTAAGAACATCTATACAGACCCTACTAAATGTATTAGTGTAGATGAGTATGTTGGATTTGCTCAACGCTATCCAGACTTAGCATTCAGTGAAGGATATCCTAATAATATTGATACATTTGTTGATATTATCGCTGAATATGGTACAGCTGAAGCTAAACAACGATTAATTGATGTAATCAATACACATGAGTTATTTGAAGGAATTCCTGATAAAGATAAAGCAGATGCGATTGATAAATTAGAAGGTGTCTATAAAGCACCAGTTGATAAGCACCAACCGATTATACCAGAACCACCAAAGGAAGAAGGTGAAGTAGATGAATCTGACCATAACGAGTAATAATCGCGAGTATGTCCCATTAACATCTGATGGTAAATATGCTATCGTATTAGGAACCTTATTCGCATTTGATGTAGATCCGAGTTTGATTGATGCTATGAAACAAACCAATGCATCATCGCTATGTATATTTCCTATGGATATTAGTGATGGATATGAACGATATAAAGAAGGTATTACAAATATCTTTAAATATATCATTTATGAAAACCAGAACTTCATTGGTAACACGGTGGTGATAGCTCACAATGCTGAGTTACAGAAAATTACGTCTGAAGTCATTAGTTCTGTAGCTCGAAAAATATCATCTTCTCATAAAGTGTATCCAACAGAAGATGTGATGATGGCTCAACCAGTGACAGCCTTTAAAGGTTCTACTGGTGATGCTGCTACAAAGATTACTGCATTTGCACGCTGTTCGCAAGCGACGAGTACTCGTCAAGATGGTGATAGTGAGAAGATATATTACTATAAAATTGAGGATACTGACATTTCTTTTGAATTTCGAAAGAACTATATGCTCGGTAATATGTCAACCGGTGTGAATATCGGAACCTTCTCCTATCACTGTAAACGAGAATGGCTAGAACGATTTGTGCTTAAACCTAAACACACATCTTCTAATGATTAAGGAGGGATAGGATTGACTACACAAACTATTTATCCAAAGAATTCATTTTTAATACGATTGGATTCAGATGTCGATGTTGAACCAATCTATCGAAGTGAATTTTCCGTTGCTATTCGAACCGATAAACGGATATTGTATGTAGCTGATAGTGTCGATGACTATATTGTGGAACGAACAGCGGAAAATCTTAGACTGTTTGGTGAAGAAGTCGTTCGGTTAGATACTACATGTAATCGAAAAGATATCTTTACCCTAACGCGATATATTGGATATCCATTCAGTGACCAACTGGCTGATACAACATCTATTGTTAAAGCAGAACCGATTAAGCTCACATTTTTTATCATAGGGTTATCACGATCGCAAGATTTGATTACTAAATTATCAGCGTTTGATTCCTATGAAAAATTTGTGAATTCGTTGGTGAATAATATAGCTAAAAACGTTGATATCGATTACCAGAACGAATACTTAGAATGGTATAATAGTAAATATGATTTCGAATCATTATATGAGTTTATGATATATTTTAATATGAAAGGCTCTATCAATGATGGTATTATAGATATGCAGATCGCATTACAATCTACTATTAAAAATGAATCCATGCTACCAACTAAGGAATGTTGTCTAATTGTCCGATGGGACGAATTGAATTGAAAACATATATTATTACCACGTATCAGTAAGTAACTGGAGGTTTAATATGTCAAATGCAACATTTTCTCTAAGTCGATACTTAGAGAAGAATCAGGACACTGAACATCCTGAACTCACTGAAGATTGTTTCGTAACAGATGATGAATTAGTCGACTTCATCGAATCTAACGGGATAATCAATGACGTTCATTACTCGATTAAGAAAAAGAAATCCACTAAACGCAAATCAGAGGACGAAATGCTAACCGTTGAATTTCTATAAGAATTAATCGATGATTGAACGTATATGTAACACTATGCTTACATAAGCTAGTTGATCAACTATTTTATTGAAGGAGGACATAAACAATGTCAAAATTCAGCGAAGTCCTTAAGGCTTTGGAAGGCAAGACCAAAGGTACTAAGGACAAAAAGGGTAGCACAACCTTCTCCAAGAAAGATTTTGCTGATTTAACAGCTTCTTTCTTGAATGAAGATGACTATGTTGCCAAAGGTATCAAAACTGTAAATGGTCAATACACTGAAATCGAAACTAATCCAGTTAAAGATTTCCGTGAAGCATTTATCAAAGATGTGCTTGTAAAACATGGTATTGATAAACAAGAAGCCGAAGCAGCTGCCAGAACTTACCAATACAGTCCTAAACAAGCAGAAACATTGTATCCTGTAATCACTGAATTGATTTACCAATACATTGGTGCAGGTCGCACATTCAACTTCCAAAATAAAGCAGATTTCACTGCTGCTATTAAAATGCGTGATGTCGACGCTCACGATTCTACATTTAAAAATCGTGAAACTGGTGTAGAAACTGTTACAGCTATCGCACCTCATCGCGTATTAATCAAAAAGTCTTCTGCTCCAGCTTGGAAGAAAACTAAGAAAAAATAATCATTTCGCACTGATGAGAGTATACGGACTATCCGTATACTCTCATCTTATTCTTTTACTTGGAGGAAATAAAAAATGAATTTCACATTTAGACAAAACAACGCAACTAAAATTTTTAATGATGCGAGAATTGTGGGTATCGAGTTTGACTATTTTCCAAACTCAATCGTGTATTTTATAGATTACACAGAATCCTCATTTATTAGAGCAACTTCTCGACTAACGGTTAGTGTTCCACATAATCCTAAGTTCGATGAAAAGATCATCATCGATAAGGATGATATTTTGAAGAAAGTGCAATCGTATGTGGCACATACGCATGCGACCACAATACCAGTTCAAACTATCCATGATTATGTGGTAGAACTTCTATTGGGTGAGTATGATATGGTCGAAAAGAAATCCAGTGGTGATAACGAACCGAATATTCGCGAGTTAGCAGATACATTCATTGATATGCTAACTGTAGTTCCTCAAATCATCAAATCCGGTGGAAAACCAAAGGTTAATAAATCTGGTAATGAGGTCTTGAAAGAGACTGCACGTAAGATTAAAAATAGACCACCATATCCACCTAAACATAATTCCGATAAACGTTATCAGATGATCAATATTGATAAACCGATGACAATGGTAGTTCCTGAACCTAATGGAACTATCCAAATCATATCGGGGATGACAGTCACTGGTATGGTGGTTGGTACTACATCTGTGTCGGTATATTATACACGTTCAAACAACCCATGTGGTGCATCCCCTATGGAGTGTGTTATATCGTTCGGGGATACAGATGTTCGTAAAGTCTATAATACAATCGCAAAATGCTTTGGTAGATCTAAAGCGGATGTGATTGATCTTGTAACTTTACAAGAGATGCTTGTTGCAGAATTCGGTAAATAAAATATATTAAGTCTAGGAGGAAACAGTTATGGTTTTATACATGAATACAGTACTTGTAAACGGCAATATTAATTCAATATTTATAAATAGTGCCCAGTTGGTAACACTTAAAGTTTATAAACCCAATAAAGATAAAAGTGGTAAAATACTTGCTGTTACCGTACGATATGGGCAAGATATTAAGACGGATGCCTGTTTTGAAACATTTGAGATTCCTGTTAAAGGAATCTATGACAATGTGGACATTATCACTAGACTCATGATAGGTATCAATAAGGTACCAAGCATAAGTCGGGATTCTATTGATGTCGATGATATCCTTGGTGATATGGTTGATAGATAACTAAGAGGAGCTTCGGCTCCTCTTTTTTTTTGCCTGTTAAACTACCATACTAGGACATAGTTTTAAATCCAAATACTATGGTTCATTTTTTTCTTGGATCATAGAGAAAGGAGTTCACTATATGCCTAAAAATAGAGATACTCGTTGGCTAAAGAATATCGGTAAGTCTGTTGCATTTGGTATGAAAAATGTACTGAATGAAAAGATGTCCGAAAGCCAGAGTATTCGCGGATCAGTATATGACTCCGCAAAGAATTTACGTCAATCTATTATCGAAATGCGTCGTAATAAAACAGCGGGAGCTGGTAAAAAATTTATCGATGATGCAAAGACAAAAGCAAAAGAAACCTATGAAGATGCAATGAAAGCATTGAAGTCTGGTGATTTGTATCCTGATAAAGACGATAGTGGTTTCGATGATGATTTTAATTTTGATGATGATGATTTCTCTTTTGACGACGATGATGGAGCAACACAGTCCTCAACTAAATCATCTAAATCTACTACTAGTGCCGCTGAGATTAGCTCCATTGGTCGTGTTGAAAAAGCGACCTATGCTACAGGTGCTAAAACGGCAAGTGGGATTGTCAAATTAGATAAAACTATGAAAACCCATGGTGCTATTATAGCAAAAGGGTTTGAGAAACAAGCAGCGACTGCTGCTAAAATGACATTAAGTATGCTAGTGGCCCAAGAAAAACAACATAGTCAATCTATGGGTCAGTTAGTTGGTATACGTGATTCATTAAATACAATTAATACGTTTAATCGTGACGTTATGGGAAAATTCGTTGAAGGTTCCTTACGTTACTATGAAGACAGTTTAGGTATTTGGTCACAAATGCTTGAATTACAAGAGAAAGCAATGAACCCAGAAAGTCCATTCGGTAAAACCGGTGGTCGTGCTTCTGATTTCTCTAAAGTCTTCGGTATGGGTGGGTTCGACCCAAGTTCCTATATGAAGGTTATCAAAGATAACTTCTTGGGTAATACTCCATTTGGGATGTTGGCTACTGGGTTATCTATGGCTAGTTCAATGGGACCAAAACCAAAACGTGGGTTTATGAATAACCCATTAGGTACGGTACTAGAGCAAGCTATGAGTGCCTTTATGCCTAAAATGATTGAGCAATCATTAGCTAGTTTAGATACATCGATTGCTAATATGATTCCGGCATTACTCTCTAAAGTAACGTATCAACGGAATAATTACAATAGCTCATTAGCTCAATTCATTGGTAATGTATTTGGTATTGATACCAAAAGTGGTAGATTCGATCCAAGTAAGTATAATAAAGGGGCGGTTGCATTCGACGGTATAACACATCGTACGATCAACCAAGTTATCCCTACATACTTAAGTGAGATCCTAAAAGCCATCACCAATGGACCTGCGACTGTATTCGATCACAAAACTGGTCAGTTTACAACTCGTGATGAAATGCAAGATCGATATAATCGAGAAATGCAATATATGGCTAATCGAGCTACAGCACCATTGAGTGATAAAACAGATAAAGTTATGCGTCATATGGATTTTGATTCGGCTGCTGATAAAGAAGAAGTTGAAAAATCCATTAATAAATTCACAAGTGATTTAGCTAAAGGTAACATTCGGTATAATCCTAAGAATTTAGAACGAATGTTAGCGGATATTGAAAATCGATCAGCCAAAGCCATCTTAGAGTCTGTTATGAAACAGATGTCCAAAGGTGACCATATGGCAATGGCAACGGCTCATTATAAATATGGTGACATGGTTAGCGATTTCAATAATAACTATTCTGATGGTGATTATACTGGCTATATTTTAAATGATAACTTCTCTGAAGCGGGTAAGAAAATCTTATCGCAACGTGAAAAAGATGAGAAGAAAAAGAAAGATAAAAAACTTAAATCAACAGGGAATGCTCTCCTTGATAAGAAATTAGGTATTGAAACTGGTGCTAAAACATCTGCTAATGATATTGATAACATGGATGAAAATGTTAGAAAAGCATTAGCAGATGGTACCGATATCAGTCTAAAGGATAAACAATCAACTGGTGGTAATAAGGGTCTAGGATACTATCTAAAGAACCCTATGAATGCATTGACTGATGTTATTAGTAAAATTGATAATTCATTATATAATATCATTTTCTCTGATGATGAAGATGGTTCGATTATTGTTAAGATTGAACAGCAAATCATAAAAACATTTGCTTCTGTTAAGAAGTTCTTAGTTGATAATATCTTTAAACCAATTAAAGAACAAATCATGCCAGATAAAGCTAAACAAAAACTCCATCAATTCGGTGATAGTCTTATGGACTATGCTAAGAATATGATGATGGGTGTTAAGAAAGGCAATAAATATACTGGTGGTGCGTTCTCCTTTGCAGCGAATGCAGTAGGGGATATTGGTAAATATATTAAGCAAACTATTGACGGGAAACCATTCATCGATTCTGCTGGTAAGAGTATCAAGAGTCAAACGATTGGTATTGGGGCAGAGATGAAGAAAGGGTTCGATACCGCATTCGGTTATTTGAAATCATATTTATTTGGCGGTAGCGATAAAAAGAAACAAGAAGCTAGTAAAAAGAAATCCTTATTGAGTAACATCTCATCTACTCTTTCCCAAGGGTATAAGATGTTCTCTAATAACTTCTTCGGTACTAAACTGAATGACCGACAAGCATTCCAACAGTTTGGCGATTTCATTAAACGAAAACTTCCAAAAGGGATTGCTAAAGGTGCTGTGATTGGTACTGGATTAGGTGCCTTATCCTTAACGGGTGGTGCTGGTTTATTAGGTTCTTTATTCTTACCTGGTGGTCCTATCGGTGCGTTAGTAGCAGGTACAGGTATTAGTTTACTCTCTCAATCTACTAAATTCAAAGATATGATGTTTGGTAAGATGGATGATAAAGGTAAACGAATGGGTGGCCTTGTCGGTAAAGGTATTCAAAAGTTCTGGAATAAGAATAAGAATGCTATTATCGGTGGTGGTATGTTCGGTGCCGTCAAAGGTTTACTCGGTATATCTATTCCTGGTATGATCGGTGGAGCTCTCAACATGGTTGGGCTTGGTGGTGCTGGTAGTGCTATCGGTGCTATTGGTCTAGCTCCTGCCTTAGGTGCTGGTCTATTAGGTCCAGTTCTTATGGGTGCCGCTACAGGTCTTGCTGTTAAATCTAAACGTTTCCAATCTCTGTTATACGGTAAAGATAAAGGAAATGGTGAAAAAGAAGGTGGCCTTATCAACAGTAAGTTTGGTAAAGGCTTAAAGAAAATCTTACCAGGTGCTGCATTCGGTGCTTTATCTGGTCTAGGATTAGGTGCCTTCGGTAGTAGCTTCGGATTAATCGGTGCCTTAGGCTTAGGACCTATGGCTATGGCCTTAGGTGGTAGTGCATTAGGTATTGGCTTAACATCCGAGAAATTTAAAGAAGCATTATTCGGTAAATTTAATAAAGATGGTACTTACAAATCTGGCTTAGTGGATAAATTTAAAAATATCTTAACAGTCGGCGTTGTAAATCCATTAAAGATTCGATTTGAAAAAGGTGCTCTTGCTGTTGAAAAATGGTTTGCTAAATCTATTGTAAATCCATTACAAGATGCATTCACTCCATTGAAATGGATGTTTAAAGATCTCACAGGTGTGATTAAAGATAAAGTAACTAATATCTTTACTAAAACAGCTGATGCGATTGCTAAACCATTCAGTCCATTAACTCGTGCCATTACTAAACTCTTAACTGGCGTATATAAGACTATGAAGTCTGCTACAGACAGAGTATTCAAAACCGCTATGTGGGGGTTAGGTCAATTATTATCATCTCCAGTTAAACTTGTTGGTTTAGCTGCTGGTATGGCATCTGGTTATTATAGCATGGGTGCTTATAAAGAAAACGTTCGAAACAAAGCCAGTCGTGTAGGTGAAGCAAGTGGTTTCTTCGGTAAGTTGAAAGCTACTGGTTCTACACTCGGTGCTATGTTAGGTATGGGTGATGCTGATCTTACATCGGATAAGTATAAAGATTTAGCTCGTGCTAAAGCCTATGCTAACGAACGTGATACTCGTCAAAATCGTTATTTTGGTCGAAGAGAAGCATTGATTGCAAAACATGAAGCTCAACAAGCTGCACTTGAACAAGAGATGCAAGCTAATGGTTGGTCTTCTAAAGATAAACGTCGTGCTCAGCAAGATCTATCTGCTAAGCAAGATCGTGATAAGTTAATTGGTGCTGATACTAAAGACCAAATGACGGCGATTAATCAAAAGGAATTGGAAGTTCAAGAAGAATCCAGAGATCATTTAAAAGGTATTAAGAAAATCATTAACCGCTTAGCGGTTCGTCTTGGTATCGTTGATCCTAAGGAAGCTGCGGTTGAACCTAAGCATGACGATGACGATCCAACTAAATTAGTTGGTGATAAAACGGCTCAATCGATTGCTAAGGATAAGAAATTAGCAGCGAAATCCAATTTCAGCTTTGATATCCAAAACTTCGGTAAACCTGCTGATAAAGCGGATGGTACAGGTCGTCATGCTGATGATGATGTGACTAAGCTTGTTGGTGGTCGTACCGGTCAAGAGATCATGAAAGAGCGTGACGCTGAAAAGAAACGACAAAGTATGCTTGATTTGTTACGCCCTATTGCTGCGAATGCTAAAGATAAATTGAAGAATAAAGCAGAAAGCTTCTTAGATAAATTGACTAAAGGAATGGATATGGTTAAAAACTTCCTTGGTCTTACAGGTATCTTAGGGGTTTTGAAAGCAATCTTCGATAAATTATCTGGTAAAGGTAGCGATAGAACCCATGATCGTATTACTCGTGATGCGTTACAAATCGGTGGTAAGAAAGTAGCTCAAACTATTGATGATGCCGCTGAGAAGTTTGCTAAAACGGATACAGGTCGTGAGATTATCGGTAAAGCATCCGAAGGTTTACGTAAAGCTAAAGTTGCTATACCGAAGTACTTCAAGAAAGCTAAACGAGATATCGATTTCGTACGGTCATTCCATGATCGTAGACTTGCTAACTTAGATGCTACTGCTGGCTATAAGGATATGAATCCATTAGCCAAAGGATTAAATCGTGCGTATGAAGCTAAGAGATATATTGCTAAATCTTCTGTTGGCCAAGCTGCCGAAAAAGTATCTAACGCAGTGACTAAACCATTCTCAATGGCTAAGGATGCTGTTACGTCTGTTAAGAACACAGCGTCTGATATTGTAAAAGATGCTAAAGATAGAGTGGCTAAAGAAGCTGCTGGTGACGGTGCATTGGGTACATTTAAAAAATGTATCGATGCTGTTGCTGAAAAAGTCGGTAGCTTAGATATTGTTAAGAAACATCTTGGACCAAATGCGGGTAAACTGGTAGGTGCATTAAAGAACCTAGGTAAATCCATTACTCCAGCGATGTTTACTAAAATTGCTCCTAAATTTGCTAAAGTTGTCGGTGAAACTGCTGCTGTAGCAGGTACTGCGGGTATATTACAAATCGGTTTCAGTTTATATGATGCCGTAACAGGGGCTATTGATGCTGATGAAATCTTCGGCGTTCCATCTGATAAAGTAACTGCTGGTATGAGAACCGCGTGTTCTATCCTTCAAGTTATCTTAGGCTTACCTGGTTTGATTTATATTGATTTAGCATTAGAGTGCATCAACATGTTCTCTGGTGGTGAAATCAATATCAAACAGATGTTGGCTATGAGTGTATACACTGCACTTCCTGGAACTAGTGAAGATGATGCAGCTGCTATTCGATTAGCACAAGAAGAAGACAAAAAAGAACGCGATGCATATGAAAAGAAAACTGGTAAGAAGTTGAGTGATTCTGAATGGCGTAAGCAGCATGATGCTGAAATAAACGACAAGAAAGAATCTGAACGTCTTGCTGGTGTTCGTCAAACGGCTGTGGGTAAATTCTTATTCGGTGCTAATGATGAAAACGGTGAATACCAAAATGGTTTGTTTGCTAATATGAAACAAGGTGGTCAAGCCTTCTTAGCTAAATTATTTGGTGAAGCAGATGTTGATGACTATCAAGGTAAACAATCTATCTTTGGTGATATTTGGGATGCTGCCAAGAACGCTGCCCATGATGTTGGAGTATGGTTCACTGGTGGTACTAAGAGTGATGGTACAGAGATTGAATCATTACCTGAACGTATCGGAGATGGAATCAAAAATAACCTTAAATGGTTCTTTGGTGAAGTTGATGATGACGGGAATGTAATCCAAGAATCTGCTATCTCTAAAGGTATTACGAACCTTAAAGAATTAGGACAAGAAGCTGTCGATAAAGCTAGAAATACAGTTGTCTGGGCATTCGGTGGTATTAATGATGAAGGTCAATCACAAATGCCAGCATTGAATAATGGTATTAATAGCTTAACTAATTCATTATTTGGCTTTAAATTGTTTGCTGATAATGGTCAAGGTGTGGCTGTATTTGACCCATCTTGGTCTCAAGGTCAAACTTCATTATTTGAAGAATATATCGTTAACCCATTCAATGATGCTTGTAGCAACGTTAGTAAGTTCTTTACTAACTTATATACAAACATTACTGATTTCACCAATGAATGTGCTCAAGAAATTGATGATAATGGCGTAGTGGTAGGTAGTTGGCATATTCTCCAAAAAATGTTCTATGCATTTAGTGGGATTATGTTCGACTTAACAAGCCCTATTCGTAGTGCTGTATCCACAATTACATCGGGTATTCAAAATTTCTTTGGTGGTATTGCTAATTGGATGAACGGTGTTAAAGCATGGTTTGATTCCATCACTATCAGTGACGTTGGTAAAGCAATTGTTAAAGGGTTATTGATGCCATTACCTGATACTATCAAGAATAAGGTTATTGATGTCTTATTCGGTAAAGAAGATGGTTCTAATGGTGCTACCTTAGGCGATCGTATTTTTAATGAAGTAAAATGGGGAGCTAAACAAACAGGTTTATCCGGAGTTCTCAACTCTATCTCAACCAAAAAAGCGTTTACTGGTGGTGGTGAAGGAGATGACTCTGAACAAGCTAAACCGAATACCATTACGGCTAACCAAATTCAAAACGTTGCTAATAAGACTGAAACATCTACCGCTACTGACGGTAAGATGATTAATTATAAACAAACCGATTCCCAATGGAGTGATTTATCTGTATTGGGTCAATCTGGTGGTTATGGTACTATGGCTGATTATGGCTGTGGTCCTACTGTATTGGCATCCGCTATGGCGAATGTAACAGGTAATACGGCGATTACACCTAAAGTTACGGGTGCTCTTGTATCTTCTGCAGATGCAGGTCCTGCTGATAATAAAGGTATTAGTCCATCTTACTTTGCTACTGCTGCTGATAAATTGGGTGGCTCTACATTTGATTTAGATACTAACGATCCTAACTCGTTGATTGATGCGATTGCTCAAGGTGGTACTGTTATCCTCGGTGGCACTAATAAAAATACATCAGATGTTCCATTCACTAAGGGTGGTCACTATGTTATGGCTAATGGTGCTTATGAACGTAATGGTGAAGCCTTTGTTAACGTATACGATCCATTGGGTAAACGATCTAAGGGTTATAATATTAAGAATTTGATTGCTGGGATGAACGATCCTAACAATCCTGGTTTTGCTAGCTTAATTGCCCGTAAGGGTGCTGATGTTAGCAAGTTTGTTAAAAGTGCTAAATGGGTTGATCCTAAACAAATGGAACAATTCAAAGCGGCTACTATATTTAGAGGATATGGTCCTAAAAATATTACGGGTGATGATATCCTTACTGCAGGTGAAGCATACTATGGTACACAATATAGTTTAGGTTCCGATGGTTCCGATGCTCTCGACTGTGGTTTATTTACTAAGACTGCCTTTGCGGACGTCGGATTGAGCTTGAATAGTAGATGTGCCGATGACCAAATGAAACAATTTGAGGATGCTGGTGCATTAATCCCACTTAGCCAAGCGGGTCCTGGTGACTTAGTATTCTTCTTACGTACATATGAATGTGATGCGTATAAAGATATTACTCACGTTGGTATCTATGCTGGTGATAATAAAATGCTACATTGCGGTTCATCCAAAGGTGTAGTATATGAAGATCTCAATATAGATTACTGGCAAGGAAAAATCTATGAATATGCTGGCTCTATTGAAAAATTATTTGGTGTCCCTACGGGTAAAGGTAAAGGACCTGGTGGTATTACAGGTAAAGGTAGTAAAGCTCCTGGCGGAAACGGCAAAGGTGTAAATGCCAAACCTAAGAGTCCATTAGAAGCATTTATTTCCAGATTCCAAGAAATTGGTAATAATGCCATCGGTTCTATGATTGCTGGTAAAGCATATACTGGTACACCATGGGAAGACAAAGGTGGCACTGGTAGAGGTGGTGTTGGCGGACCAATCGACCCTATGTCGGGTGATTCAGAAACTAATGCTAAGCATGTATATAAAGTATTAAATGATGCTGGATATACAAAAGAAAATATTGCCGGTATTATGGGGCGTCTTCAACAAGAAAACCATTTCCGTACAAATTATGACGTAGAACATACTGAACCAGATGGTACTGTATTAGGTGGCGCCGGAATGATTCAGTGGAATGGTTCTCGTCGTGAGGCATTGGTAAACTTTGCTGATGCAAATGGTGTTCCTGTTGATAGTGCAGAATTACAAACTCGATTTATGCTTAAAGAGATTGATGAAAGCTATCCTAGTGTATCCGTATCTTCAATGAATGGGCTCGGGATAGATGACTCATGTACACGTTGGACCGATGATTATGAACGTGGCGAAACTAGCCCACAAGCTTATACGTACGCTGACGATATTTATAATAAAATCGGTTCTGGTTATTTTGGGGGAGATGCTCAAAAATACGGGGCAGCTCCATCTGGTAAACTACCATCTGCTAGTGCAATGAAATCTCTTCCTAAGCTAGGTTTATTTGGTGGTGGAGATACTACGGTATTGAAACAAATTGCATCAAATAGCAAAGGATATAATTATACTCCAGATACTAAATTTGAAGGTTCTGTCATAGCTCCTGATTATGATGCATATGGTAATATTATCGCTAGTAGTATGCCACAAAATAACATGGTGACTGCTGATGACTCGATTACGGTTATCCAAGCTAAACATGATTGGCAACGCAACTGGTGGAATAATAAAACTGATGCGGAACGATCTGCTATTAAGAAAGCTAATGAAGAAGCTAAGAAAGCTCAAGAAGATAGTACTGACACGAGTCTACTTTCCAAGAAACCAAGTCCTAATGCGAAAGCACAAGGTCAAAATAGTGCTGATAAAGGTAACATCGTTGAGCAAATCAAAGCTCAATACGAAGAAGCCATTAAGAAGCTTACTAAAGAAACTGGTATCGCTGGTACAAGTAACTCTGCTGTTGATAAAGCTCTTAGTGCTACAAGTGCCGATTCTAATTCTATCGTATCTGCTATTAAATCAATTGATATTCGTGCAGAAGCGCAAGCTATGGTTAAATACTTAGAAGTGATTGCAGGTAAATCTGCTGAAACTGCTCATTATACTGCTAAAACTGCGGATGTTGTAACGACATCAACTGCTCAAGCACAACAAGCAGCAGCAACCGACCCTGCTATCGCAGGTTCTAAGGCAGCAACCATTCCAGCTAATGTGACTGCTACTAATAGAAATAATTCGGATAAAAAATCCTATCGACAAGCACACCAAACTAATTTGGAAATTGCTAAAGGTGGAGAATTTAGACGAAGCTAATTAATGATATAGAGATATAGACGTAATGGTCTATATCTCTATATTTAATCTATTTTAACAAATCCATAACTTAAAAATTAATTTATAAAAGTGAGGTGGATTTAGTTGTTAATTAACATCAAAACTAATTCTGCTGTTAATGTTCGGTCTGGACCGGGAATGGGTTTTGAAGTTGTGAACACCTACCCTTCAGGCTATATATTACAAGCAAAAGAAATGCAAAAAGATGGTGGTGATAACGTCTGGTATAAAGTTAAAGACGGATGGTTATCTGCTAACTATACCATTGATATTCATGAACAAGGTACAGTTCATGGTGAGCGAGGGAAGATCAATCTTCAACAATTCGCTCCAGGGAATCCTGCTGGTGCCGTACCATTAAGTAATACGGTACCAAAATCAGAATCTCCGCAAACCGATAAGGTTATATCATCTATCGCACAAGGTCAGATTACACAATCAGTAGCAAACCCAAATGGTGGGTTATCATCAGCTGTATTTGTTGGTGGTCATGGTAATGAAACCGATGTAAATAGCGATGTTATCTTAAATAAACGTATTTATGGTGTTCCCTATCAATTTATGGAAACGACTGATTATAGACCTGCTGCTAATAATGGCGGTGATGGTGAATTGGGTGCTACCTTTATGGAAATGATGGCGGAAGCCCCAGTATTATCTATTATTCCTGGTAAGGCTAACTTTTTACCTGATTTAAGCGATGAAGAGAAAAATAAATTTGTTGAAGCGGCAAATCAAACTCTTCAAGAAATGCAAAATCGCTTTAGTGACACAGCTCAGAAGATGATTGATGATAAGAATGCGGATATGCGTTATTTTGAATTCGTGTCTGACCATTCGACATACATTCGGTATGTAAACACTCTTTGTCAGATGAATGCTATCATGATGGGTCTTGGAGATGAATATGTGCCAGGTCATGAAGGTCAAGGTGAACAGTATATGTTCAAGTACTATGACTGGTCTGGTTATCGATTATCCAATACAATGGCTGGAAGAGCCTCTACTGGATTATTGAATGGTAATGAATCTGGACCTGGTGAAAAAATTGATAGTACACTAGACTATGTTAAAAGTGCGGTAGCGAATAAAGAAAGTTTAATTGATAAAGGTATGGCGGCTGCATCTGCTCTTAACCTAACGGAATATTATATTGATTTCTATATTAATCCATCTATTGGATACTCGGAATCATTTAGTAACCAAACAAAAGAATCCATGATTTCATCAATGGTATCTGGGATGGGTGATTTAGCAAAAGAACTCCAATTTTTAATGGGTGCTGGTGCTGTTAAGCAAGATGGTAATATGACAAATTCCATTGCCAAAGCAACTGGTGAAATTGGTGAAGCTGCCAATAAGCTATTACCGAATTCAGGTATTATTAAAAAAATAACTGGTTCTGCCGCATCGGTACTATCAGGATCGAATATATTCTTCCCTGAATTATGGGCTTCGTCTGATTTCTCTCGTTCCTATACAGTAGAAATGGATTTAAAAACACCATATGGGAATAAACGGAATATATTCTTAGATCTATTTGTTCCTATGTGGCATTGGATAGCTCTCGTTGCACCAAGACAAACAACTATCAATACTTATGGTGCACCATTTATTGTGCGCGCCTATATCCCAGGTATGTTCTCATCGGAAATGTCAATCGTTGAAAACTTAACGATTCAAAAAGGTGGGGATGGTTCTGCATGGTCTGTTGATGGATATCCGTTAGAAATCAAACTATCTGTTACATTAAAAGATTTATATAATACATTTGCTATGTCGCAAATCACTGATTTGAAATCGGCATACAACATGCTATGGAACTATGCGTTGATTGACTATGTATCCGTTCAATCTGGATTGGATATGAAGCTTTCTGAATTTGCTAAGAAGATTGAAGTAGCCAAAGCTCTAGGTAATACTGCTATTAGAGGTCTTTGGAATTACCCATTGGAAAAGGCAAAAGAACGCTTGGCTCAATCTATACGTATCGCTTCTGGTAGAACATAAAACTATCAAAAACATAATAATGGAATACTACGGTATTCCATTATTATTTATTTCCCATGAGAGGATAGATAGTATATGCTAAAGAAAAATTTAGAATTATATAGAGACTCATTTAAGCGAGTGAGTAGTAATCAATTCACTCGTATTAAAGACTTCCTATCGACTAAAACCTTACCAAAGAAGTTCCAAAAGAACCTATTTGAACGTATAGAAGAAATCACCCGTATAGATACACAGACCCTTAGGATAATATTCTATATTATTCCAGAGTCAACTCCTAGACCTAGGTTATCCTTACGTGGAGGACATTTTTATGTTAAAAATGCTGGAGCTAATAACACCTTTGTGAAGTATGTAGTGAAGGAAGAGAAAGAACTTCTTCATCTAATTACTAAACCTTGCACCTTTGATGTAGTTACTTATATGCCAATTCCTAAGAGTATGAATATTATGGATACAGTATTAGCTGAATTAGGTATGATTAAACCAATCACCATACCCGATTGGGATAACTTGGGTAAAACATATTCGGATATGGTACAAAAATGGTTATTATTGAATGATAGTTTAATCACCGATGGTTCGGTTAAGAAACGATATTCATTAAAACCTCGTGTTGAAATTACTATCACCTATGCATTAAATTATGATAGTATATATAACAAAAAGGTAATTGAGAATTCAAAATCGTATAAAGACTTAGAATAGAGGTGATATTGTGACTCGATTTGAAATGAATGTGATGAATTCAATGGAAGCTGTTCAAGATTACTTTGCTACTAAAGATTTAGAATGTCAATCCGCAGGCATGTCTTTATCTGTTAACGTAAATGAACACCCGATTGATACGATCACTAACGAGATCAAAGATATCATCTGTCATACGTTTGATTCCAACAAACCAGCCAATGAGATTTGTAAACTAAATGTACACGGGAATGTATTATTTATTCGATTCAAAAGAGAAATACACTGTTAAGGTGTATTTCTCTTATTATTAGTTTTTTGTAATAAAGATGGGATACATGGTGGTTGCGCCATGTATCCCAATTGTACACTCAGGTTAAAAAAATAGTCACACTATCCTAGGAGTAGCTAATCAATTGCTTCAGGAGGCTTACCATTCACATGATTTAGTAACTATCCGGTGTACTCATACTTATATGTTATGACAATATAAAACCCCATATACCGATTGGTATATGGGGTCATTGTTCAGTATTAGCAACCTTTACGCATATAGTCTGCTTGTTGACGAATATCATCTAATGTGATATTAACAAGTTTCATGGTATGAGCTGTTTCGAACATAGTGTATTGTAGCAATGCTTCAGATAAGATAAAATCTTTATCCAAGGATGTTGTTCTAGCAATTTCACCAGTATCTGTCATGTCCATACGACGAAGGTCATCCAAATCTTCATTTTTATCTTGCATATATACGTCAAAGATATTAAGATTCAATGGATTTTCCAATAATACTTGTGGTGTTTCTACGGTAGTAGATTCAGTTTGAGTCGATTCTTTTAATACTTTGGTAGCGATACCTTGCATCAAAGAGAAGAAGAAGGATTTATTAGTATCTTTCTTATCGTAATTGAAGGTACGAGTCAAAGGATTGTATGTTTCAGCAACATGTTTAGCAGCTTCTGCTACATCATCTGCTGTTGTATCTTCTCGATCATCGACTTTTACATCATTAGGATCTTCATTCATATCCTTTTCCATAGTATCAAGAATTTCAGCTTGGTCTTTTTCACGTTGTTGTTCATCACGAACTACATCGATAACCTTATTACTGATCATTTCAGCCAATTCATCAGAACCTAATTTATCCATTTTAACTAAAATGGTATTACGTTCTTCATCATTCAATTGAGGGGAAATCATTTCTTTGATTTCTTCTTCAGTTTCAGCTTCATTGATTTCTTTGACACGTTCCATAATGATGGCTTGAGAAAATTCATTGCAGAATTCAAGAAGAGCACGTAGGAATGGGGAATTTGTACGATTAGCAGATTCAGCTAAGGCTTTCACGCCACCGATCTTTTTAACATACATAGCACCCATATTTTTTATAGTCTTGATATTTTCATCGACATAATCTGTATCATGTGGCAATGCTTTTACGAATACTGTGTTAAAGCATTCTGCTAAGATAGCATTTGGAATACTAGCTGCTAATGCATTAATACCTGCACCACGATAGTTTTTCATAAGTGCACGGTGATTAGCTTTCAAGGCAGCATCGCGTTCATAGGCTATTTTTTCTTCATTTAATCGTTCGTTTTCTAGTTTAGCTGCTTCAGCTAACATTTGATCACGTTCGACTTGTTGTTTACGTAACGCATTAAAGTCTAATGTAGTAAAACCTAGACCTTGTTGGCGTACGACTTTACGGTTGAAACCCATGTGGATATCTCCTTTACTATTATAATCAAAATGTTATAGTTATGTCCCTAGGCTAGTCCAAAATATTGATGAATATTTGAGCTGTACGTTTACCATTCTTGATAGTATGGTCTACGTTTAAGTACTCAGGAATAACCTTAGATGTTTCAATAACCCCTTGAATAACATTTGTTTCATTAACTAATGATTCGAGTGTTTGCATAGAAGGGCCATATTTATTAATACCATTAAACTTGATGAATTTAATGGACGGGAAGTTTTCTTTGATACCAGCGATTAAGTTAGAGATATATAAGGAAGGGCTAGATACCAATGAGATATCACGACTTTCAATATATTTCTGAATATATGTTTTCAATCGCTTAGTCATATCTTCAGCATCAGTAGTGAATGTATATTTCACATCGAAGCTGATAGAGATGTTAATCTTATCCAATGGGTTTGTTGCTTCTTCCAAATCTTCATGTTTGAAATAGAACTTAGAATACCCATAGGTGTTAAAGAACTTAATATCGATATGGAAGTTATTAGTCAATAAATCTAATGATTTGCGAATATAATCATAAATACTACGGAATGAATTCATGAATCGTTCCCTAGCATTTGGTAACTTGAAATAGTTCGCTTTAATCAATGGAATCATTTCTAATCTAAAACCATACTTACCATTTGGTCCACGATTTGCGTATTGGACATAGGAACGAACTTCTGGAATCGGAATAATGAATCGGATTGGTGTATCCTTACTCATAGTGTATCGATTCGTTAATGTGAAGTGTTCTAATAATGGTAATGAGTTGAATTTATGTAGCTGCTGTTCAGTTGTATCAGGATATTGATAGAACGTCAATAGTTCCATTTTACAATTAGTCCCATCAACAAGAACTGGATCTGTACTATCAGTACCTGTAGTAGGATCTAGCATACCTTCCGTTAATTGGAATTGGTTTTTAAGTGTTACATAGTCATTCGTTTTAATAAACTTCTTGAAGAAGTAATAGTCTTCATCAAAACCATATAAGTCCATATCAATTAACCGTTTGATACGATTTTCTTCCCCATGAAGTGTTAATACCACCTTAAGGTTTTCGTTATCAATGTATTGATAGCCATCAGTTGGATTCTTAAATGTTTTATAGGATGGTAATACGAGGGTATCATCTTCAATTAACTTAAATGCTTCTTTAGGAAGCATCGCAGAAGGTGCAATTTTAGTGGTAATCATATACCCATCTTCACCATTTAAAGCATCCCGTTTGATATTAATACTATTAACGA